AACAAGTTACCAAAAAAATTGGTGGAGAGCCAACAAAATTTAATTTAAGTTTTCTAAGTGATCTAGAGGCTTCCGAAGTCGGTAACTACGTCGGGATGCAAACAGGATTCAAAGTAACTCCTGAGATGAAGAAAAACATTGCAGGGGGCATGCCTCTATTCTCTAAACAACCTAAAATTCTTGAGTCTAGACAACGTCCAGAAGAAACTCGAGCTGATGGAAGCCCAATTAAATACTATACCGATGAAAGAACTAGATTAGAAAAAGGACTTCAAGCAATTAAAGAATCTACTCCCGATTCACGTAAGAGCACTTGGAAAAGATTTACTGATATGCTAGGTGTTAAAATTATTGGAGGTAGATATACAGTCGAAAGAAAAGCAATTGATGCTGACATGCCTGAAGTTACAGCCAGACAACAAGGTAGAATCAGAGGAGACTTAATTAATTTACAAGCACTAAATAATGTTGCTTTGACACAAGCAGGGCTATTTAAAGGTAGATTAAAAAGAAATCCAAGTGGAATGATTATTGCTGATGAAAGCACAGGAGACACAAAAGTTGGAGTTTTAGATGTAACTCAAGCTTGGAATGATTTATTAGCTACCGCAACTGAAGAACTAGGGTCTGAAGCTGTTGCATACGATTTACTTACAACTGGGTGGTACGGTCCAAGATACCAAGAAATTAAACGGTACAACGAAACTGTAGGTGAAGACAATAAAATTAATATAGATGAGTGGACTGAGTCTGACCAAAGAACTTATGAAGAAGCATATAGAAGATACGGCAATGAATTAAGAGCAATCCGAGATTTACGTAATGTGATGCGAAAAGATGTATTAGATTTCTTAGTTGAAACAGGTTTATATACAAGAGAAAAAGCTGAGGATTATTTAAATAAACTAGAATATGTGGCGTTATACAGAATACCAGAAGACGCTCTAGAACAATATGAAAATCAGCCCTTCAGAAGAGGCGCAGGGTTATTAGGTGCTGGAAGAGAATATAGATTACTAGGATCAGATAGGGCTGCGGCAGATCCTTTAGAAAATTTTATTACTAATATGTCATGGTTAATGCAACGGGGTATTAAAAACAACGCCGTAAAAGCTACTGCAGACTTATTGCAAGAACTAGGCCAAGGGGAGTATATGGATAGACCTATGACTCCAGGCGAGAAAAAAGCATTTAACTATATTTTAGTTAATGTGAATGGTAAACCTAAAGAATTTATTGTTGATGACCCAAGTGATATGGCAGCGTTTGCTTCTTCCCCTGTGTTAACAGGATTGATCTGGGACATAGTTAACTTTCCAGTTAGATTACTACGACGCGGTATTACTATGATGCCTCAGTTTGTATGGAATCAGGCGTGGGAAGATCCAATCCGAGCAACTCTAGTGTCAGGAAATAAAGCTGGGTTTGCAAGTAATATAAAAAATACTTGGACATCAATAGTTAGAAATCAATTTACAGCAGACTTGTCTCCTAATGCTGAACTATTAAATCGCTACGGAATCATTGGGCAGAAAGATATTTTAGATGAAGTTGATATTATTAATAAATATAAAGGTAAAGACAAAGAAGGATTCCGTAAATATTTATTCTTCTTAGAGCGTATGTCTCATGGTTCAGACTTAGGAGCTCGAGAATCTATATTTCAAAATGCCGTTAAAGAATTAGAAGCTCAAGGATATGACCGTCAGACTGCTGAAGATTACGCCGCTTTAAAATCATTACAATATTTACCCTATCAGCAGATTGGACAGTCAAGAACAATGGCTTATCTACGACGTATGATGCCTTTTATCAATCCACCTATACAAGGTATGTTCAGAGAAATAGAAGCGATGAGAGGGCGCGTTGGCAACATGACTAAAGCTGAAGGTAAAAAGGCTTTCTTGTTCCGCATAGCTAAATACGCGGCGTTTACTGCGGCATATACTGCGTTCATGTCAGGTGATGACGATTATGAAAATGAAACCGATTATAATAAAGATAATAACTTCTTTATCGGGGGTATTAGGGTTGCAGTGCCAAGAGAATTAGCTCCACTAAAAGTAGCCATTGAACGAGGTACAAGAGCTTATGTATTAAATTATGACCGAGCAGACTTAGAAAGCCCTGAAGTTGCTGGAGCCATCATAAGAAAACTATGGGAGTTAGGTGCAGGCTTTTTACCTATGCCAACTGTAGCAACTCCAATTATAGAGAACGTAACTAATTTTGACTTGTTTACTGCAAGGCCGTTAGTGAGCCCCTCATTACAACGTAGGGAACCAAAGTATCAATTTAACGATAACACTAGCGAAGTGGCTAAAGTAATTGGAAACTCTTTGAATGTTTCTCCGATCAAGATAGATAATTTTATTCGAGGTTATTTAGGTTACATGGGTGCTACTTTAGGTGAGTTCAGTAACTATATGGCAAATGACCGCCCAGATAAAAGACCTAGTGATTTACTATTCATCGGCAACATTATTCAAAATGAATATGGAACTGGCCCTCGTCAAAGATTCTATAAATTATATGACAAAGTTAATACGGCAACAGGCACAGTAAACTATTTAACTTCTATTGGTCAGAAAGAAGAACTAAAAGATTATGTTGAAAAAAATAGAGGATACTTAGGTGTTGCGCCTTACATGAATAAAATTAATAGTCAGCTTTCTGATTTACGATTAGCAAGAAGACAAATTACAGCAAGCAACATGTCTGGTGAAGAAAAACGTAAACGAATAGATAAAATAGATGCGTCAGAAATTAAAATGTTAAATGCAGTTATAGATAAACTTGATAGAGCTGCAATGAGTGCCAACAAATAATCATAAGATTCTCCAGCATCTAACACCCATGCAGTTATCTTTTATTGTTTGGTATGTTTTGACTTTTACCTTAGCCCTCTTAGCCCCTGACTCGATGGCATAAATCAAGGGCGAAGGCTTCAAGGTAGGGATAAAGAAACTATCCCCGACTTCCATAAACTCAAACGGAAATATCCATTCAGGTTCAGTATGTAGACTCATTTGAATTTTCTATTGAAGACAGAGTATTAGCAAACTGTTTGATAGGAAATACATAAGCCATAACATTCATTGCGGCTGTAGCATCTTTCCAATTACCTCCAAGACGTTTTCTAACTTCTTTAACTTCAATTTTTTTCTGTGCCATTTGATACATGAACTCTCTTGAGCTCACCATATTGTCTGCAAGAAATTTTCTAAACTCAGGTTTAGCAATGAAGATAAGTCCGTTATCAATCTCAGCTCTAATGACTAACGGCATACGAGGCTCCATTACTATTTTATCTTCTTTAAATGCTAAGATGCCTGTTTGATGTTGGTTAATAAATTCACCGACTAAAGATTCATAGTCTACAGTATTAACTTTAACTACATTATCTCTAATGTTTATCATCTCACCTACAATCTTTTGATAGATACGCTCTAAATCATAATCCACAATATCTGCTTTAACTGCGATCTCACCTGCAGTCATTGTTGCGGCTACTAAGTTTTCATAGAATCGGTATGAAGTATCTTCTCCAAAATCTTTTCTAAACTTATCTGTCCAGTTGTCCATCATACTAAGTACTTCTTTATCAGAATATTTAAATAGATTGAAGATAAAATCTCTGCCTGCCCAACCATAGTTGTATCTAAACTTATCAAATATATCTTTACCAAGTGATGCTTCGTCTTTTAATATCTGAGGTTTTCTTACAGAAAATTCTATAAGTCTAGCAATCTCACCGTTAGGATCTTTTTTCAGTATGGATAACTTGTCATATAAAGAATGATTGGAAGTAAATATTGCAACTAATGATGCTGACATTTCATGGTCTCGCTCGGCATTAACTGAGGCCTGCATACGAATCTTTGCTTTACCATGAGATATTTTATGTATTAACTGAGACAGTTCTCGAGGTGGGATATTACTTACTTCATCTAAACCAAATGGTAAGTTATGTAAACCTAAATATCGACCAGTCATTCCGTTAGCTGTTGCAGTTTGTTCTGTTGCAGAGATGTCCTTAGGATTAGCCCATACAGATAAACACCCATACAATGCTCCTGTTTTAGCGGCACCTGATTCACCAGTCAATGATATGGTAACACCTGATGTTGATGTTCTATCCATTAGTACAGATCCAAAACCTGACAATAAACAAAACGCATGAAGTTCTAATGACCTGTTGTTCAAACGATTTGCAGCTTCTTTCCATATTTTGTAGTCACCTTTTGGCACTAAATGTTTTGCTAATGCTTTGTTGGCGGGAGATACGGCAGATGATATTTCTTTTCCTTTTCGATTAAGCTCTTTGTCTCCTATAACAAATACTTCTTTGTCTTCTGTCCATCCCATTTGCATACGCATAACTTCTGCGGCACTTAAAGATGTTAAGTGATGTCCCCATTTAATAATATAATTTTGCACGAGTTGCCCTCCTTTTGGGTCTGTGTTAAATAAAACGCCTTGAGAAGCTATAATCTCTTTTAGTTTTTCTAGAGCATATACCTTACTTATAGGCAATAAAAATTCTCTTTCGGGGTCGTGTGGTAATATTGCTTTCATTAACAAACACTCTCCGTCTAGAGGACTATAAATTCTTTTCTCTGGCCATACATCATATAGAGTAACTAATACAGGGTCAGATTGTATAGGCACTCCCTCTTCATCATACTTAGGAGCAGGCATGTAATAAATACCTCCGTTCTTACCATATACAAACGGATAAATTTCTTCAGGTAATGTACGAAGCCCTCTTGATAATGGGTTTGATTTTTGTTGTTCAAGTGTCGTCACTGCTTCAACAGGTATGGCTGTTTGATAAGGTATCTCTTCTTTATCCTCAGCAGTTGCTATCTTAAATACTTTACCAATAGATAATGGATTAGTTATCTTGCCTCGATGCGGACACCCTTCACATACACCTGGATTCACACTATTAAATGTTTCACAGGAATGGGGCTTACCTTGTGTTTGATTTGCTTTTCTTTCTGTCTCATCAGGGCTATAGCTAGGATAGTCTTCTGAGATTAAATGAATTGCAGTATCACGGTCTTCACAATGTTGGGCAATAGATAATCCCGAATACCATAGTGGCTCAGGTAAAGTCTTAGCATTATCTAAAATAAATTTGATTTGTTTACATCCTTGTCCCTGACGGGATAGCTGAACTATCTTCTCAAAACTATTCTCAAAGTTATCTAACTTCAATAATTTGCGTTGATCTTCAGACATACCTTTAGGAATGCTTTGTAGTATGTCATTCAATGAGGGCTCAGTCTGACCAAGAAAATCTCTAAACTCATCAAAGACATATACAGGTAGTTCTTCATCTATTAATTTAGTTGGACTAGGTGGGTTTGTTTTTAAATTAAATGTATTTGGTGCACGTAAGATCCTAGCTAAGTCTGCTGTTACAACAGGATCAATACGAAGCCCACTAGAGATACATAAATTTTTAAACTTCTCCGCATAAGGTTTCCATTCCGTTGCATCAATGTCACGGTCGAATAACCAGTACGCATGAATGCCTGTACCCGAATCAAGTTTTATAGGAGGAGGTAGATCTGCCGTCGCAGTAAACTCATCAAGAGCTTTCAATGCAACTTCTTTAGACTCATAACCTTTGCCCTCTCCCACATCTAAGTCTACAAAGAATGACCGCACGTACATCGCTTCATCAGCTTTACGGCTATATCCTTTAAATGAACTTAGTGCAACAAAGACGTTTGTGTTTTTGTTTTTGAACTCATTGATAACAGGTTCAATTTCATTAATAGATTCTACAAATTTATGTTTAGGTATTTTACTGGTGGGGTCTATTGCAGTTATACAATACACGCCATTACTAGGTAGTGCTTTTTTATAAAATTCTGTAATCATATTTGCAGTTGCTTTCTATTTTTAAAGTCAACAGTATTCCCCCATAAATTAATATGGTTTTTTAAAATTGGGTTGGGACATATCTATTATACTACTTCCTTCAAAGTTTGCTAACAATTTTTTCTGTTATAAAATTTCTTGCCTGCGAGGTACTTAGTACAGGCAAGTTTCCCTTGTTTAAATTATCTTCAATAATATCCATAAAGCGTTCTACCTTTTCTACATTCTTTTGGTTAACTACTTTACCCCTGAACCAGTTATATACTGACATACGTGAGACGGCCATAGCGTCGGCAATCATACTAGGTGGCAGATTGGCTTTAACACAAAGTTTACCAAACTGCACACCTATACGTTTTTCATTCAGATCATTCAGGCTCAATAAATATTTTTCACTATATGATTTAGCCATATATCTCCTTAGTTTTTAACTGACCATTTTTTAATTGTGTTAGAAATATCTACTGGTTTTTTAACTTCACTTGAACCAGAATCTTTTAACTGTGGTTGTTCAGCATCAACGTCAGACTGCGGTAGTGTTTCAGCAGATAGAGGTTGTGGTGCTTCAACTTGTGCCTGAACAGGTGCTTCAACTTGTGCCTGAACAGGTGCTTCAACTTCATCAGTCGGCTTATAGATAGATAATTTCACAGCGTTTGTAGCTACTTCTGATTGTGCTTGTTTCTCAATGATTGGATAGTCGTTTGGATTAACTGCTCCAACAGGCGAGAATAAAACTTTAGGCACAGGTGACTTAGTATCAAACTGCATCTTAGTAATAACTCTAGAAGCCGCAACATTATTACTTGCTAACATCTGCA